TAATCATTTCTATAAAATGTATTGCTTTCAATAAATCTTGTTTCTTTCCCTTGTCACGATGTCTTATAATGTATTTTATAGCACAACCTTCAGGATATAGCAATTCATTCTCTACTACAAACTTACTAGGTTGAATTTTATATTTTTGGTAGTGGCTCCCGCCGTGCTGCTTGTCCCATACTTTAGATGTCATATGCTTTTTTCCTTTGTGGTTCTATTATAAATAAATTGTTTTCTGTTCTTGTGCATGCAACATAAAACAATCTGTGTGTATCATCTGGATTCTTTTGATATTCATCGTAAGCTGCTCCAGATAGTTCTGTGTTAATTACTACGTTCTCTCTTTCGTTTCCTTTTACCCCATGTATTGTAGAGATACTTATCCTTGGTGTACCAGATAAATCTTCTCCTGCTTTTATTAGTTTTGATATCTTTCTAATGTCTTCATTACCTAATTCATCTAATGCCTCTTGCCAATCTGCTTCTGTCTGTAATCCATACTTATCTTTTAAATCATCTATGCTATAAAACTGATCTTTGACCATAGCCTTAAATAGTTTCTTGTCCCAATTTTTATTCATCTTGTTAAATATTTTTTTACAATCATTAAAATGCATAGGCACACCTGTTTTTAATTCATCCCATTTTTGTATAATCTCATATATATTTTTTACTCTTGGTGTTGCTTTTCGTCTTTGCCAATATAATCCTTTTTCATCTAACACATCACCTATGTCACCTAACATGTAGTTTGCTGTTGCTAGCACTAACCATTTACCTTTTGTAAAATCTACATCATGCAAACTTTGACAACGATTTACAGATCCCTCTGTTTTTTTTGGATAATATTTTTTTTCTACTCTATTTCTAACTCTGTTAATAATTTTATTTGCAAGAGCAAAAGGTTTTTGTGGTACCCTATGTGACTGCTCTAGTATCTGTCTTGTGCCTTCTAAATTTATAAATGTATTTACGTGTGCACCATTCCATTTGTAAATACCTTGATCATCATCTCCTGCAATAAAAGAATCAGTTGCTGCTTCTTCTATTCGTCTTACTAACTTCCATTGTATTAAACTTAAATCTTGTGCTTCATCTACAAACATTACACGTAACTTCGGTGGTTCACCTGCAGCTAAAAATTTTTCTATCATATCGGGAAAGTCAATTAATCCATGTTCTGACTTATATCTCTCTAACTCTTCTGATATAATTTTTAATTTGTTTAATGATATTTGTTGGTTATCGGTAAGATGATAATACTTTACAGGATCTATTTCTTTTGATCGTGCTATGTTTATTAATTGTATGTATGGATTCTTTGAGTAGAATACACTGTCATGGTCTTCGTCTTGTTGTGTGCCTTCTATTTCTAATCCCATCTTTTCACCTAACTCTTTGTAATGTTTTTCTTTCATCACTTGATCTCTAGCCAATCCAAGTTGATTGAAACAAAAAGAGTGTAATGTTTGAAAGTATGGTAGGTCATCTAACATAGACAATCTAAACTTTAATGCAGCTCTTTCTCTACCTTCTTGTGCAGCATTCTTACTAAATGTAAAGTATCCAATCTTATCTGGATCTGTTGTTTCTAAAAATTTTTCTATGTGTCCTAACAACGTATGTGTTTTACCTGTTCCTGGTGGTCCATAAATTATAGTTCGCATTAGTAATTATCTTTCTTAAATGGTTTTGGTTTGTATGTTTCTGTTTGTTTATCAAATCTAGCTACAGCAAATACAGATAACTTGTGTCTACCCACACGTTTAGTTGTGCAATGTAGATTGTCTTTTAACATCTGTGATGTTCTTTGGTATGGCACCTTCCAATGTTTTCTAGATAAATAATTGTGAAAAAAGTTATCAAATACAAAGTGGTGATAACCTTCTTTAGTAAACGTACCACCATTTTTTAAATCATCAAAGTCGTCTTTCTGTATTCTATTTACACAGTAATCTTCTAAATAATTACGTAGTATATCTTTAGTGCCTGTGCCCTCTGCTGGTTCTGTTACTTCTGCATTCTCTAATAATATGTTTGTTAGTTTCTTCCAATCATTTGTTTTTAATGTTGGTGGATTAAATCTTAATTGTTTTACACATTCTTCTTGAAATAAACTTTGGTTTGTTAAATGTTTTGCAGAGTCTAAATATAATCTATCTCCATCTACATTCATGTAATAGTATGGTTCTTCTAATGCTACAACTTGTAGATCTGTAAGATTAGGAAATGTTATCTCTTGTCCTATACCAAACTTTCTAGATTTACATAATTTTTTATCACACAAACTACACATTGGTTGATCATTACACTTATACCCCCAATCTTTTTTTTCATGTTGTTTAGTTATTATATTTATTTCTATATCCGATAATGGTTGTGCCATTGCTGAATCGTTAAATAACATTAATTTTGTTTTCCAATTTTCTGGCCATTTAGATTTTGCATACACACCATAATGAAATAATGCATTGTTTCTACCACCCTCTGTAACTTTGTTTTGCACCATAAGTTCTATACATGGTGGACCATCCGAGTAAGGTGTCTCTGGTCTTTTAACTTCTATTGTGCTGATGTCTTCTTGTTTATATCTTTCTTGTAATTCAAAAAAAGCATCTATACTAGCAGCTTCGCCACTCTCGAGAAAGGCATATCTCGTTGTATTACTACAATTAAAATATGGTAAGTTTAAAAAATTTCCTGTATCATCTTTTGATTTTAATTCTCTTTGTTTTGGAAATACTTCTGATCCACCATAACCTAACACAGATCTTATCTCATTAAGTTTATCTTGCATCAAACTTGCAGACACATAATCTTTTGTAAATAAAAATACATGTGCACCACCTGATTTAGATCTACATACAATCAGTGGTAATTTAAATTGTTTAATTTTGTTTATAAGTTTTTGATGATCAAAACCTGCGTATGAATCTATATCAATACATCCCCACTTACACTTGTTGTCATCATTAATTGGTATAACTCCTAGACTATCTATTCCATCTAAATGTTTCTGCCACAATTCATCAGTAACAGGTTCTCTTTTTACAAATGATTTGCCTTTTACTTTTGTACCATTACCATTTGATTCACCTACAATAGTGACACCATGTGCACGGTCCAATCCTTCAAATATGTTTTTAAACTTCTCAATCATATTTTATAAGTGGGCATCTCCACTCTCGCTTAGACGCCCACTACCTAGGATTTTATTAGTAATTACCGGAACCGTTTGACTTTACAGTTTCTTCACCACCGTGTTTAGCTTGGATCTCACCTTTACCTACAGACTCCGCAAAAGCTTTTGCCGAATCATAGATAGTTTTATCTGTGACTGGTCCTGCTTTTGATACATCCCAACCAAACCATGTTCCTTTGTCATTAGACATCTGAACAGTGGATAGTTTATAAATGTGGCTGTAAGTTGGCGGAGTAAACAAACCGTTTTTCCCCTGCATTTTAATACCCATCATCATTGAGTTCCATTTTCTACTAACTTTAAGTTGAGTAGATTTCATAGAAATCAAAGCTGTTGATGGATTATCTCCAACAGTTAATACAAAGTGGCTTGCAGTATTTTCAAGATAGTTACCATTTGCTAATCTATCTTTATAGTCTTTACCTCTTGTGGTCTGACTAATTATATCACTGTCTGCCTCGTGAATTGCAACAGGTGCACCAGTGCTGGTACCTCTGTCTTGCCATTCAATGTATTGTCTTTTGTAAAAGACTGGCACGACTTGTATTGAGTCATACAACTGATTGGTTACAGTATTTATGATTTTGCCTGGCTCTGCGCCCTCGACATATTTACCATCTCTTTTGTTTACCTCTGGAGATAGTTGACCCAAAATTTTTAAGAAAGGTAACGCAAGATCTTCCTGCGATATATTTTGAGCACCTTTGTTTGCATCAGCTTCCATATCAAATGTTGCTAACGCTCCTTCTTTTTTTGTTGCTACTTGGTTCATGTTACTTGTTCCTTTTTATTGTAGTTTTATTCTCCGAGAACACCCCGAAGATTTCCGTTGGCATTTCTTTTCCTGCCTCAATACGCTCACGGAC